CGAGCGACACGGTTTTGCATCCGCTACAGGGAATTGTGGAGCCTCATCCGCTACAGGGGATTATGGAGCCTCATCCGCTACAGGGGATTATGGAGCCTCATCCGCTACAGGGAATTGTGGAGCCTCATCCGCTACAGGGTATAAAGGAGCCTCATCTGTTAGTGATCCTACTGGTGTAGCGGTTGCATGGGGGCATGAGGCAAGAGCTAAGGGCTGTAAGGGAGCTCATCTTATCCTCTCTGATTGGAAATATGTAGGAGCCAGATATAGCGATGGAGATTATATGGATCCTTATGATAAGGAGAGCTGGGAGCTCACAGGAGCTAAGATGGTAGTAGTAGATGGCGAGAATATTAAAGAGGATACATACTACCGCTGTATCGAGGGAGAAATTGTAGAAGTAACAGAAGATGGAGAGATTATAGAGGAATAATACAGGGAGTGGTACATTTTGTAAGAAAAGATGTACCACTTTTTTCTATTTTATCTAAAAATCCTCCTCAAAAGTGATTAGGTTATATATCAATTTAAAAGGGAGGTAAAAACCGTGTCAGAGGTAGGATGTGATATAGTTGAGTACCTTAAAGAGTTTCATACATCGGAGGGAAAAGCGGTAAAGGCTAGAGAGCTGTGTGTACTGTTTAATGTGCATGAGAAACAGCTAAGAAACATTGTAAGCGATCTGAGGCAGAATGGAGAGGCTATATGTAGCTCTACTTATGGTTACTGGTACTCCAGAGATCCAGATGATATATCCACTACCCTAAGCAGGTTAGTAGGGCAAGTGGATAATATGCAGAAAGTAATAGCAGGATTAAACAGGATCTTACAGGAGGTGCAGGATGAGCAAAAGGAGAATTAGAAGAAAGAGGAGAGCTAGAGTAAAAATATTGCCTTTAATACTGGTAGGAGCGGTAATAGTAGGAGTAATTACTGTGATAATGAGTGTAAATCTAAAGGGAGCAGATAAAGAGCCTCCTACTGAGGAGATTTATATTACGGAAACTCTACAAGCTCCGCAAGCTGAGAACACAGAGCCGGTAACGAAAACAGAGCAGGAGGCAAAGCTGGAGCACGATCTTAATTATACATATCCGTATAATACGATGAGTGCAGACTGGGGATCAGAGGTATACGAGGATGGATTTAGATATTATGAAATCAAGCAGGAATATAAGGATGCTGGAGGATGTTTTCCAGAAATAGTACAGGTTTACCTCTGGTGTGAGTGTAAAGAGTACGGAGTAGATTATTATACGGTACTAGCCATCATAGAGAGGGAGAGCGGTTATCACTGGGATAAGGTAGGAGATAACGGAAACAGTAAGGGCTATATGCAGATATACGAGAAATGGCATACAGAGCGGATGGAGGCGGAGGGAGTAACAGATCTCTTTAATCCATATCAAAATATCAGAGTAGGGCTTAACTGTTTAAGAGAGATACAAGATAAGTACTTAGCATCCAGCGGAGAAAATTGTGTACTCATGGTATATAACATGGGAGAGAGTACAGCTAAAAAGCTGTGGGCTAAAGATATTTATAGCTCAGCATATAGCAGAGAGGTAATAGCAAGAGCACAGGAATTAAGACAGGAACTAACACAGGAATAATACAGGATCAAGCAGGAGTATAGGAAAAACTATACTCCTTTTTTCTTGTTAAAAGGGAGGTACACGATGTTTAAGGTAGGAGATGCCATTAAGTGGATGTGTCCTCTGGATAATGATTATACCTATGGAGAGATTACAGCTCTTAGAAAGAGTGTAGCTACAGTAAAAGGCACTGGGTTATACAGCGGTATTACAGCGGAGGTACACCTAAGATACATAGAAAAAGCAGTGAGAGGAGGCGGTAGCGTTGGGAGCGATTGTAAGAAATGTAGTAAACGATCAATTACTAAGGCTGAGTTATAAGGATCCTAAGAATATAAAGAGATTTTTGAGAAACTGGGGAGGCTTAGAGGGCTTAAGTGAAAAAGGAGATACAGTAGCTACCTGTATTCTCACAGATCTTAAGACAGTAACAGCTATTGATCTGGATAAATACCATAAAAGCGATAGAGCGGAGTTTAACAAGGCGTATAGAAAAGGAAAGTTAAGCCACTATCAGTATATGAGTATAGCGTATGTGCTGGTACTGGGATATACACAGGATGAGTTAGCGTTTGTAATGGGCGTGGATCAGAGTGTTATTAGTAAGAATATAAACAGCGGTATAAAGAGAATACAGAGAGAGCTTAGAGCTTATCTGGAGGAGGATTAGATGAGTTTAATAAAGTGTGGAACCGATGAAAACGGATCTTACATAGAGTTGAAAAGACCGAGAGGAGAAACGCCTCTATGTTTTATAGATGAGTGCGGAGTGGTACACGATACCATAAGGATTTATGAGTACAAGGCGGTAAGGAGTAAAGAGATCCCTACAGATAGCAGATGTGTAATGTGCGGAGAGATAATACCAGAGGGCTCTATGGTGTGCGATAGATGCAGAGAGGCGGTGGAGGGATTTGAGTAAGTTTAGGCGTGAGGAAGATGAGGCGGATAAATGGCTAAGAGAGCATGATCCTTATTATACATCCTCAGATAGGGATAAGAGAAAGAAAATGAGTAATCCCTATGAAACTCCAGAGCAGGAAAAGCGGAGGAGAGAAACAGAGATCCCTCTTAGTAACCTAAATAGCTACCAGAGAGTGCAATTTAAGCAGGTAGGAGGCTCTTATACAGAGCGTGGAGAGTTTGATCTGTAAAAGGGTGCATAAAAATTACAGATATGTACCCTAACTAATGAAACAAAATTACATAGCTTAGGAAATAAATAGAAAGAGAGGTACATGAGGCTATGAAAGATTTACAAGTAAAGTACACAGATCCGCTGGATCTTATCCCTTATGAGAATAACCCTAGAATTAACGATTATGCAGTAAAAAAGGTTATGGAGAGTATTAAGGAGTACGGATTTACTAATCCGATTATCGTAGATGCAGATATGGTTATCATCGCAGGGCATACGAGGAGAGAGGCTAGTATCTTAGCAGGGCTGGATAGAGTACCGTACATAGTAAGAGATGATCTCACTCCAGAGCAGGTAAAGGCTTACCGTATTGCAGATAACAAGCTGGCAGAGTTAAGTAACTGGGATGATGAGTTACTCAAAAAGGAGTTATTTGAGTTACAGGCGGTAGATTATTCCTTAGAGGTAATGGGCTTTACAGAGATAGACCTTAAAGAGATCTTTACAGAGAAAGAAGTACCTAAGGAGAAAAAGAAGAAAGAGGAGAAAACTACTTTACCTATGCTCCGTTTCGGATCCAACAGTGTAAGGATTACAAAGGATGAGCTGGTAATGCTTAGCAATAGATACAATGAGTATGTAGAGAGTACTCCAGATGAGGGCTTTATTACATGGCTACTAAAGAGAGGCTTATAGTAAAAACCTCCTACATGGATGTGTTGGAGAGGATGCTGAGAAAGAGAGGCGTAAAAGTGGTTATGAGCGGAGTAAGAGAAATGACCTTAGCAGAGGAGATAAGAAATCTGGCAGATCTGGGAGTAGATCAGAATGTTATAGATAGAATGACACAGAAATATAACAGGATGCTTACAGATCATGGAAATACCTGTAATAAGATCCGAGAGGAAGTATACCGAGAGGTAAGAGGCGTAAAGGTTGAGCTGGCGGAGAAAGAAACTATTATAAGAGTATTAACAACTCATATAAGAGAGAAAGAGCTACTGTAAGAGGTAGCTCTATTTAATTTCATTCTCCTTACTGAAATTCCTATGAAATGAGGAAAAGGCGGAGGAGGGCGGAAAAGAGGTTTAAATAAAGCAATAATACTAAATAAACATATAAGAGTAGTTAATGTAATAATACAAAGAAATATAAAAACTAATTTCAGTACTATAAAAGAAAACATAGTAAGGAAGATAGATAGAAAGAAAAGGTAGGGAATTAACAGATAACAACAGGAATGTAAGTAAAACTGTAGAAAATCCCACTCATTCACAAAGAGCAAGGAAAATAGCCTCATAAGAGAGGAGAAAGGAGGCGGAGTAATGCCTAATACATTGAGTAAAGAGAATGAGCTCCAGAGAAAAGCCTTTGAGCTGTATTATGGCTTAGGAGATAAGAGATCTCTTAGAGCGGTAGCAGAAACCATAGGAAGAACGGAGAGAACGGTAGCAGGCTGGAGCAGGGCTTTTAACTGGGTAGCCAGAGTAACACAGAGAAATATAGAGAACGCTCAGAACAGTAACGAGGCTAAGATCACAGCGGAGCTAACGGATGTACGGACTAAGTACCGTATCCTTATCAATAACCTTATGGCTGATTTTAGTAAGGATATTGCACAGGGCAAGGTAAAAGTAAAGAATATCAACGATTTTGAGAGGCTTGTTAAGCTGGATATGCTCCTTATGGGAGAGGCTACAGAGCGTGTAGAGAGTGGCGGTACACAGGAGCTCTCACAGGATGCTAAGGATCGCTTAGATGAGATCGCTCAGCTTATGAAAAGTGCTAAGAAGTAGTGCAGATTGCACAATGGGTATAAGGTTTTTCTCTAGGGAAAATACAGAGCTCTTTGTAAGAATTGCACAAAGGAAAAGAAAAAAGGTAAATAAATCTAACTTTTTAAGGTTTATGTGATTATGTTACTTATCAAACATAAGGAGGTAAGCATAATATGAGTAATGCTATTAACCCAGAACATTATAACAGATTGAACCCACAGCCTAAGGATGTAATCAGAGCGTGGGGCTTAAATTTCAACTTAGGGAGTGCTGTAAAGTACATCTCCAGAGCAGGGCATAAGGATGATATTGTACAGGATCTTAAGAAAGCACAGGAGTTTATCCAGTTTGAGATTGATGCTATCGAGGGAGCCAGAGCGGAGAGAAAAGATAAGCCTAAGCATGAGGATCTTATGGATGCTATGTTAAGGGGCTTGTTTGGAGGCTCTGTAGGACATATCGAGATCACAGGTAAGAGAAACGGTAAGACCGATGAGGAGATCGCTGAGATCGTAGATAAAACCATTAAAGATATTATCTCTGGTATGGCAGGAGTAGAGCTGGAGGAGATCAAAGAGGGAAACGGATACACAGAGGTACATATTACAGGTAACGCTAATCCGATTGAGGTAAGAGAGTACATTGAGCGAGAGCTTAAGGATCGCTTAGCTATGGTGCTGTAAAAAGTGTGTCATTTGTTCGCAAAAGTATAGAGTACACCTATGGCGGAAAAACGGAGGTAAATAATGAAAATCGTAGATGCAGGATATGAGATCTTAGATCCCCTCAATGGAGAGGAAATCTTAAAGAAGATCGAGAGAGTAGCCAGAGTATGTTATAAGAGTGAGGATAAAATCACAGAGGGATCCGCTGAGAAGATGGTAAGAGCTCTCATTAAGAGTAATCACATGGCGATGCTGGAGCATTACTCTTTTAGTGTAAAGTTTATTTGTGATAGAGGTGTATCACATGAGATTGTACGTCACAGAGTAGCCAGCTATGCACAGGAAAGTACAAGATACTGTAATTACAATAAAAGCGGAGATGTAGCTTTTATCCGTCCTGTATTCTTTGATGAGGATACTCCAGAGATGGATAACTGGGTAGATAGCTGTATGAGAGCAGAGAAAACTTATAACTATTTGATTAGTGAGGGAAGAACTCCGCAGGAGGCAAGATCTGTATTATCTAACAGCCTCAAAACAGAGGTAGTAATGACAGCTAACCTTAGAGAGTGGAGGCATTTCTTAAGCCTCAGAGCTTGCGGATCTACAGGAAAGCCTCATCCGCAGATGTTAGAGGTAGCAGTACCGCTCTTAAAGGAGCTTAGAGAGAGAGTACCTGTGGTATTTGATGATCTGGAGCCTATGGAGTGGGAAACAGTTAAATAAAGGCAGAGGTTAGGGAGGGAGAGCTGTAAAAGGCTCTCCTTTTCAGTTAGGAGGATTATATGATTATCTTAGTAGGGATCGGATGCTTTATGGCAGGAGTGGGAATTGTTATGATGAGCCTTTGTGTGGCAAGCCATAACAGTAGCTTAGAGCTGGAGAACAGGCAAAAGGAGGATAAAGAGTAATGCAGATAGTAAGCGGAGATATAACCAGAGATATTACTGGAGAGATTGTATATCTTAAGGCATATAAGCAGATGGTAGGAGAGGTAACAGGGTATAGCATTGAAAAGGGTACAGCTACAGTAAAGCTCTGTGATACAGAGCTGGAGATAACCGTATCTTTAGATGATATTGAGAGTACAGGCAGTACACAGCCTCACAGAGCTTTTAATAGTGAGGTACATATCTTAGGAACCAGATACAGTATCCGTATTATAGATGAGGATGATTACAGATATGATAGAGAGGCGGATGGATGGTGTGATCCTAGTGTAAAGGAGATCCTCATTTTTAACTATAAGCAGAGTGCGGAGAGTGTAAAGGATCTGATAGCATATCAGAAAAAGGTACTCCGCCATGAGATAGTACACGCTTTTCTCTATGAGAGTGGTTTATGGCAAAATGCTTACGGTAGTAAGTGCTGGGCTAAAAATGAGGAGATGATAGATTGGATGGCTATACAGATCCCTAAGATCCAGAGAGCATATAAGGAGGCGTACTGTGATGAGTGATTTAGGAAGATGCAAACATACACTCTATATCCTTAAGCATAAGCCAGAATATACAAAAGGCTGGGGCTGGAGGTGTAGATACTGTGGTAGGACTTATAAAGACCTCAGAGAGGAGGCAGAGTATAAGGAGCGTGAGAGGAGGAGTAGAACATGGTAGCAGGATTATTAAAGCTGGTATTTATTCTCTGTACCATAGAGGTAGTAGGATTATCGGTAGTAGATACTCTCTGGTTTAATGCTATGCCAGAGAGTAACCGTTATAAGAATGTACAGGCGTTTAATGTGGTTACGCTGTGGATCGTAGCTATAGTACTTATTATCAAACTGGTAACGATGTAGGGAGCTAACAGGCTCCCTTTTATTATGCGTAGAAAGGAGGTTAGGCGGATGTGTTAGATTATAAAGTAGTATCCCTAGTAGAGGATAAGCTAGGGGAGGTACAGGATCAGAGAGAAAGAGATGCTATGATAAAGTACCTCATACAGGAGGCAGATTTTGAGATAGCGTATTATCTGGTATGCACCTACATTACTAAGAGAAATGTAATGGATCTCCATAAGAGCATTATCTCTAACATATCGAATAGTAAGAGCACGCTGGATCTAGCCCCTAGAGGTTTCGGTAAAAGTACTGTAGGCGATGTGGATTATTGTATTACAAGGATCCTCAGAGATCCTAATATCCGTATTATGATAGGATCCAAAACACAAACACAGGCGGAGGCGTTTCTTAAAGAGGTTCGTACTCACTTTGAGCAGAATGAGGATCTTATTAGAATTTTCGGAGATTGGAAAACCAGTAAGGATAATGTATGGAATGATAGAGAGTTTACTGTAAATAAGCGTAGCATTATTAAGAAAGAGGCTACTCTAACAGCACTAGGAGCCTCTGGAGCGGTTATTTCTAAGCATTTTGATGTAATTATAGGCGATGATTTAGTAGGGCTGGAAAATGCACGAACAGAAAAGCAGAGGAGTAATCTTAAGGAGTGGTTTTATAGCTCTCTTTTTCCTACACTGGAGCCAGATGGAGAGATCCATATACTAGGTACACGATATAACCCACTGGATCTGTATGAGGATCTGATAAAGAGTAAGGATTATGTGGTAAACACACAGAGAGCTATAAGAGTGGTAAACGGTAAGAAAGTATCTCTCTGGGAGGAAAAGTTTAGCTTAGAGAGGCTGGAGGCTATTCTTAAGCAATCTGGTAAGATCATCTTTAATATGCAGTATCAAAATGATACAGAGCTGGCTAAGGGTAAGATATTTAAGGCTCAGTATTTCAGATATTACGAGGAGTATAAGATTGATTATGATTTTCAGACCGCTAAGGTACGAGTTAAGACAGAGGATGGTATAGATCAGTGGATCAAGGTAAGGCTTTGTTTTGGCTGTGACTTAGCAATATCGGAGAAAGAGCAGGATAAAGGAGATTATTTTGTACTCATGGTAATAGGGGTAGATGCAGATCATAATGTGTATGTACTGGATTATGTGAAAGAGAGATTAACCTTTAATACCCAGCTTAATACCATTATTGACTATGGTAGAAATAAATTTCCTATGGTAGAGCGGATCGGAGTAGAAACGGTAGCCTATCAGAAATCCTTAGCACAGGAGCTTAGGAGATTATCTTTACTCCCTATTATCAATATCAATACCTCTAAGGACAAAGTAACAAGAGCTATGAGGAGATCGGCTAACTTTGAAAACCACAAGGTATATTTTAGAGAGGGTATGGATGATCTGGAGGAGTGCTTACTGTTATTCCCAGAGGTGGATCACGATGATTTATTTGATGCCCTAGATTTTGCTATGACTATGGCAGATGGCGGTAATGAGATCAGAGTACTTAAAAGAGAAGATTTTAGAATTTAGTGTAAAAGCCCTAATAAGTGAGGGCTTATTTTTATGCAGAAAAGGAGGATATAAGCAATATGGCAGAGCTTAGCAGACCGATAGACAGAGAGTTTAATGTAGAAGTTGAGGGAGGCAGATTTAGCACCAGTTTTCTTAATGATCTGGTAGATACTCATGTAAATAAGATCGCTCCCAGATATGTAAAGTTTCAAAAGCTGTACGAGGGTAAGCATAAGATCCAGAACAGACCGAGAAAAGATAAAAACAAGCCTAATAACAAGCTGGTAAATGACTTTTTCGGACAGACGATTGATAACACAGTAGGTTATTTTTTGGGTAATCCTATTGTACTTAACTATACAGAGTCTAAAAAGGATAAGGCACCTGTAGAGGCAGATCCAGCGGATGTAGGAGTAGACCTTACAGAGCTGGAGGATACAAAGGTACAGGATGAGTTAGATAAGATTTGTAGCGATAATGATAAAGACGATCTTTTCATCGAGTGGGGTAAGGAGGCTATGATTAAGGGCTTATCCCATATCTTAGTATATCAAGATGAGGAGAGCCATACTAAGATGATGAGAGTATCTCCAGAGGATCTTATTGTGGTGTATAAGAATAGCTCCACAAAGGAGCCAGCCTATAAGATCCGTTTGTATGATATTGATACAGAGGATACTAAGAAAACTACCCACTATGCGGAGGTGTATAGCCCTACTAAGGTGGAAATCTTTAAGAGTGTAGATGATGGTTCATGTGCTACTACAGGCAAGGGTAAGGCTAGACAGTTTGCAAGCTATGAGTTTGTGGAGGAAAAGCCTCATATCTACGGTAGGATCCCTATTATCACTGTTTATAATAATGAGGAGCAGATGAGCGATCTTGAAAAGATAGAAACTCTGGTAAATGACTATGATAAGGTGCTCTCCGATGTATCTAATGAGTTTGAGGCATTTAGAAACGCCTATTTAATGCTTAAAAATATGACAGCGAGTGGGAATAATATCCAAAAACTCAAAGATGAGGGCATTATTGAGGTAATGGAGAATGGAGATGTTAAGTTTATCACTAAAGAGATCCAGACGGAGGCACTAGAGAACCATCTTAACAGGCTGGAGAAGAATATCCACAAGTTTTCCGCTGTACCAGATCTCTCAGATGAGAACTTTGCAGGAAATCTTAGTGGTGTAGCTATCAGATTTAAGCTCTTTGGGCTGGAAACTAAGTGTATTATCAAAGAGAGAAAGATGGAAAAGGCTATAAAGGAGCTGGTAAGAGTGCTTAGTGTACCTATTCATGTAAATACAGGGCGTGAGGTGGATGTACTTAACCTCAAAGTGGAGTTTAGTAGGAATGTACCTAACAATCTTACAGAAATTGTAGATACAGTAACTAAGCTGGATGGAAAAGTGGATAAGGAAACGCTCCTCAGCTTACTCCCATTCATTGATAACCCTAAGGAAGTGCTGGAAAAGCTAGAGGCAGATAAGGAAAGAGATAGACAGAGTACAGATCCTTACTCTACGCAGAATATTACAGAGGATAGTAATAATTTATTCCCTAACCTTAATGCACAGAATAGCCCACAGGAGGCTTTAAATGCACAGGGGGCTACAATTCCTCAGCCAGAACAGTAAAAGGGCTATATGAGGCTGTAAGGAGGTGTAAAGAGTGGCTAATGTAGGCTATATAAACAAAGAAGTAGCGAAAATGTATGGTATCCCATACTCAGAGCTTACTCCAGAGCAGAAAAAGATCCTCCATGAGGACAGTGTGAGGAGAGCTAAGCTCATTAAGGAGCGTGAGGAGGCAGTACTTAAAAATAATCTCAAAGCGTTTGAGGATGAGGCTAAGATGGAGAAAGTCTTAGCCTCTATTTATGCTAGTTGCCAAAAAGAGATCCTTGCCAGCGTAACAGAAACCATAGCAAAGGTACAAAAGGCTGGTGGAGAGTGGAGCTATGCTAATCAATCAGCACTCACACGGAGTAGAGGATTATTTGAGCAGATCGGAGAGCAGATAAAAGCCTTAGGACAGAAAGAGCAGATTACTTTTAGGCAGGGGCTTAGTAATATCTATACGGATCAGTTTTTAAGGCAGGTGTACGATCTGGGGCAGAGCATAACGGTAAAGGCTAATTTTAACAGGCTTAATCCAGCTTTGATACAGAAAACCTTAGATTATCCGTGGAGCGGTGCTATGTTCTCAGATAGGCTCTGGCAGGATAAGGAGAGGCTAGGTAGAAATCTCCGTGTAGGACTTACTCAGAGTATGATACTGGGAGAGGGAATACCTCAGATCACGGATAGGATCAATAAGGGCATAGATACAGCCAGATATAACGCTGAGAGGGTAGCGAGGACAGAAACAAAGAGAGTTACCTACTGTGCTCACGATGATGTATATAAAGATACTGGGGTAGAGGAGCTTAGATACCGCTGTGCTAATGGCGGAGATAGTAGAACTTGCCAGTATTGTAGAGCGGATAATGGTAAAGTATTCAAAAGGGGAGAGGAGCCTACTCTCCCACGCCATCCTAACTGTAGATGTGTATATATCCCTGTAGTAAGTGATACCTTTGAGGATAATGAGCTTAACGAGCTTACAGGATCCGTTAGAGGTGCTGAGAACTATGAGAAGTGGAGAGAGGCAGAGGCTAAAAAGCAGGAGGAGGTAAAACCTGTAGAAAAGGTTAGTACAAAGGCAGTAGAGAAAGAACTTAAAGAAAATCCTACTCCTGTACCAGAGCAGATTAAGCTCACAGATTATCCACAGGCTTTTTATGCAACTAAGCCAGAGGCTAAAAATACACAAGCTTTATTAGATTATATGAACTCTAAAACATCCACAGATCCTAATGTGGTAGCACTGTATACTAAGATGGATAAATTGTGTGATGGGTTATCCGATGAGGTAGTATTAAAGGTAACACATGGAGAGCACAGGGTTAAGAGATCATGGAATAAAAATTTTGATTATGTTGTGGATGTGGGTATCCCTAAAATAAATCCTAATTATATCGGCACCTATGATACTAACCTCCATGAGGAGATGCACTTTTTAGATATGCTGATAACTGTTAAGGATAATAAGGATAAACTACCTAGTAATATGTTTTCACAGTCTTATAAACCTCTTGTAGAGGCGTTTGATAAGGCTACTCCAGTTATCGGAGATAAGGCTAAAAAGCTCTTTGAGAATTTTGCCAAAGAGTGTGATATAATAGATAAAAAGCAACAAGAAACCTTTAATACACAGCATGAGAAACTTAAGGAGCAGTATAGATCTGGAGAGATTGATTGGAAAAAGTACTACAGCCTTTTTAAGAAGTTGCAAAAAGAGGTTAATGAGGAGGCGGATAATAAGCGTAGAGCTCTCTTTGGAGGCGGAGTATCTGGATTACAGGATATTTACGATGCAGTAAGTAAGGGAACTTTTAGAGATACTGGACAGGTTACATACGGTCACGGATCCGCTTATTATACAGATAGGCGTAGGACTAATCCTAATTGCTCAGAGAGTTTAGCTAACTATGCCTCTCTTTGCGTAGGACATCCAGAGCTTATAGATATTTTAGCTGAGGATTATCCAGAGATTGTAACAGCATTGAGAGGATGCGTGGAGGCTATGTTAAAGGAGGTGCCTAAGTAATGGAGGAGAAGAAAATACAGATCATGGATCTTTTATCTTATGCTATCGGTATTCCAGAGATGAAATATTTTAATCTGGATAGTGATGAACTCTTAGATGAAAAGATAGAGGTACTTACTCAGATTAAAGAGGGTAAGACGATAGCAGAGATCCCTAACTTTTATAAAGTGCTGGAGGATTTACCAGAGGATGATATGTGGGATTAACTCACAGGATAGGCTAACAGGTGTAAAAACTTGTTAGCCTCTTTTTTTTTGCTCTGAAATAAAAATCTAAAGAAACTGAAAAAAGATTACATAGTAAATACATATTTTCTCCAGATATTTACCCTAACTTATGTAGAAACAGTAGGGATATTTTGCAGATAACTTACGAGGGATCCGCACTATATAACTCATTTTAAGGAGGATAACAACTATGGCAGATGTAAACACAAACACAGCTACACAGACACAGGAGCAGGGTAACGGTACCCAGACTAATACCACAGCTAACGCTAACACTACTGGAGCAGGTGCAGATAGCACTCCTAAGGTAAAGACAGAGGAGGAGATCAGAGCAGAACTCCAGAAAGAGTATGAAAAGATGGCAGATAAGAGAGTAACGGATGCCATTAAGAAAAAGGAAAAAGAGTGGGCGGATAAGCAGGCTAAGGAAAAAATGACAGAGGATGAGCGTAGACAGGCAGAGGAGCAGGAACGCTTACAGGCACAGGCTAAGAGAGATCTGGATCTTACTATCAAGGGCTTAAAGCTGGATGTAGTAGATGCAGTACAGGAGATGGGGCTGGATGCTGGCTTTAGAAATCTTATCGCTGTAGAGGACTTAGCAACTATCACAGATGAGGATGAGCGTAAAGCTAAGCTCACTGAGAGAGTAAAGGGTATGAAAAAGCTCTTTGATGCTGAGGTAGCTAAGGAAGTTGCAAAGGCTAAAGCTGAGTTTCTCAAAGGATCCACTCCAGCTACAGGATCCTCATCTAACAAGAAAGATGAAACTAAGTATGATGCGTACAAAAAGGCTGGAAATGTAAAGGGTATGCTTAACGAGAAGTTAGGGGCATACAGAAACAAGGAAAATGAGGAGTAAGCCAGCTCCTCAAAACAAAAATAACTCAAACAGGAGGTAAATAACAATGGCAGGAATGGTTAAAAGAGCTGATTTTTTGGAGAATGAGGTTGTAGACCTCACAGAGGAGATTAAGCTGGTATCTCCTACAGATACTCCGCTTACTACTTTGCTCATGGGTAGAGGGCAGGTAGTACCAGCAAACGATATTACAGTAACATGGAGAGAAAAGGAGCTTAACTCTGATAGAGGTACTCTTAAGTTAGAGGGTGCTGAGGCAGGAGATGTTATTACATCTAGCAGAAAAACTCTCTCTAACGTGTGTCAGATTATCGAAAAGGTAACACAGGTATCTGGTACAGCTAGATCCCTTAATCCTAAGGGTATCAACGATGTATTTAATAGTGAGGTACAGGATCGCTTAGTAGAAACTAAGAGAGATATGGAGTGGTATTTCCTTAACGGTACTAAGGCTCTGGAAAGCGGATCTACTCCTAGACAGATGAACGGACTTGTTAATCTGGTAGCCTCTGGAAACGTGGTAGAAACTAAGGGAGCCCTTACAGAGGAGCACTTCTTAGATGCACTCCAGAAGATGTGGGAGCATGGAGCACAGGGAGAGTATTTCTCTTTTGTAAATGCAAATGTTAAGCGTATGATTAACAACCTTGCTAAGGCAGGTAACAATGTACGTTTCTTAGGCGATAACGGATCTATGCAGAATGTACTTGGTATCGGAGTACAGAAGATCGTAACAGACTTTGGAGAAATCTCTTTAGTACTGGATCGTTACGCTGATACTAAGACTATCCTTACAGTAGACTTAGGAGAGGTACAGATCGCAGAGCTTAGAGGTACTTTCTATGAGGATCTTCCTAAGGCTGGAGATTATTTCAAAGGTCATGTACTCAATGAGAGTACAATCAAGCTCCTTAACAGCCATGCAGGATCTAAGATCTCTATCACAGAGGCAAGTCTTTAAGTTTTGGTAAGGAGGTAAAAGGATATGCCTAGAAAAGCACAGAGTACTCCAGAGCAGGAGGAAAAGAAAGAGGCGGTAAATGCTCCAGCCGATGAAAAACAGGAGCAGGAAAAGGGTACAGAGGCTCCTACAGAGGGTGCTGTATCCCCAGAGGTAACTCCAGAGCAGGAGGAAAAGAAAGAGGATAAGCCTAAAAAGGTGTATCACTTTACCTCTGAAAATCCTTACTTAACTGTATCCGCTGTAGGCGTGTATTTCAGTGATGGTAAGGCTAGTACAGATAATTTAGCAGTAGCTAAGTATCTGGCTGGATTAGAGGGCGTAGAGCTTGTAGAGGAATAAGGAGGGATCTCCTATGGATAGCTTAGAGCGTTGTAGGATCCTCTGTGGAATATCGGAGGATAACACAAAAAAGCTGGGGCTATTGAGGGTGCTCTTAGAGAAAGCAAGAGAGGATATAGAGGCATTTTGTAGAGATACCTTTATCGAGCCTCTTACTGATGATGAGGGCATTATTACAGGATATACGGATGTATTCCCTAAACAGCTTAAGAATGTGCAGGAGGATTTAGCTATCCAGCGTTTTAGAAAGCTGGGGGCTGAGGGGGAGAGCTCTTATACCTTAGCGGATGAGAGTGTAACCTTTGATGATCCATTACCTGTATCAGTAGAAAAAAAGCTGTACCCATACCGCCAGCTATTCCCTAGATCCTATACGCTGGATGATCCAGTAGGCGGATATAAGGAGGGCTAAGGTATGCAATTTCTCTATGATAAGCAAGTGGTAGTAAAAAGATACTCCTCAACTTTAGGAGAGTTTAACCGCCCTAATAAAACTCTTGTAGAGGTTGGTACTTATGAGTGCCATACCGCAGAGAGTAGTACTACCACAGCACAGCTCCAGCCACAGAAAAAGAATACCACAGATCTTACACTCTACACAGATCCAGAGGCTCCTATCAAAAGGGGAGATATTTTATATATCTATGAGCTGGATGAGTACGATAAGCCTATTATGAGTACGGAGTTTAAGGCTATTGCAGATAAGCCTTATAAAAAGCGTACTCAGCTCATTGTATCGCTCCTCAGTGAGGAGGAGGTATAGTGGAGGGCTTTACTATCGAGGGCTGGGATGATTTTGTAGAGAACTTTAGTAAGTTTGTGGATAAATGGGCGGATAAGAAAAAGATCCTCCTCCAGAGGATGGCTAATATCTATCATGGCGAGGTTATACCTCATGTGCCAGTAGATACCTCACGGTTAGTAGATAGTATTACCATTTTCGGAGAGGGGATACCTCACGATTTTGTAGAGGTGGGAACTAATGTAGAGTATGCTCTGTATGTAAATGATGGTCATGTACAGCATAAGAGATTTTTACCAGCGGATAAGCTGAGTGTGGGCGGAAAAGCTAAATACCTTAAGAACAGGAACCAAAAAGGGATCATGTTAAAAGAGAGCTATGTAAATGGCTCTTTTTTTATGGAAAAAGGTATGCAGGATGCTAAGCCCAGACTTAACAGGCTGGTAGAGAGCTTTTTACAGCAAATAGGCAGAGAGATAGAGGGAGGTAGCTTATGAGATTGCTTAACAGCGTATGCAGGGTTATAGCCTCCGCTTATTCTGGGGTGCCAGTGCATATAGAGGAGGTTCCTAATAACTTTGAGCGTAACAGCTTTTATGTAACGCTGGCTACAGGCAGTAGCGAGCTAAAAAATATCAATGTGTATGAGGATGATCCGATATTCCAGATTGTTTACTTTGCGAAAAGAAACGAGGCTAATCAAGTGGTAGCAGAAAAACTCTATGAGGTAAAGGAGGAGCTTAAAAGGCTTTTCCTCCTTAAGAGGGTTGTACCTGTAATCCCTTTAGCTGGAGTAAAGGAAAAGCCTAGATATGCAAAGATAGAAAACTACTCCGATGATGTGAGAGTTAGTGAGGGTGCTTTATATGTAAAAATCACTCTCAACTTTACAGAGGATGTACCTGTAGAGGATAACTATGAGCTTATCGGAGATGTGGATATTGAAACAAAGACAGTAACAAACGGATAGGAGGTTAAACAGAATGGGATTACCAGATATTATTATTGAGTTTTCCAAAAAGGCAGTAACAGCCATCCAGAACGGATCTACAGGCATTGTAGGTATTATGCTTAAGGATGCCAAAAACAAGGGGGCTATGGTACTCCGTAGTGTGGATGAGATCCCTACTGGAGATAGTGCTTTTAGTGCAGAGAATACCGCTTATATTGAGAGAGCGTTTATCGGCTCTCCATCTAAGGTAATTATCTACACGATGGATACAACAGCAGAGAGTTACGATGAGGCTACAAAGTATTTTGCTACACAGAAAGTAAATTACATCGTAGGAGCTCCAGATCTTACCACAGAGGAGGCTACTAAGCTGGCTACATGGGTTAAGGGTATCAGAAAAAACTCTGTACGCAGACCTGTAGCAGTACTCCCTAAGACCGCTGGAGATAGCAGGGGCGTTATTAACTTTGAGGTAGTAAACAGCTCCGCTACAAATAAGATCGAGGTAGGAGAAAAGCAGTATACAGAGGCGGAGTACTGTAGTAGAATTGCTGGCTTGTTAGCTGGCTTAGATCTCAGAGTATCCGCTACCTATAAGCCTCTTACTGAGGTAACAGCTATCCCTCTGGTAGATAGTGATGAGGAAGTAGATACCGCTATTGATGCTGGTAAGCTCACTCTCTATAACGATGGAGAGCGTGTTGTAATTGCCAGAGGTGTAAACTCCCTCACTACAGTTACAGAGGTAGAAACAGCAGATCTCCAGAAAATCAAGATCAATGCTATACAGGATCAGATTGAGGGAGATATTTACAGCACTATTAACAAGAGCTACATCGGTAACTACAGTAACTCTTATGATAATAAGTGCTTACTGATTACAGCTATCAAGGGCTACCTTAGAGGGCTGGAGGCTACAGAGGGTGGTAAGGGCTGGCTTAAGGCAGACAGCTCTACTATGGAGATCAATGTAGCTAAGCAGAAACAGTACTTAGAGAGTATCGGAGTAGATACCTCTGAGATGGATGAGCAGGCTATTAAGGAGGCTAATACAGGCTCTCATGTATTCCTTAAGGGTACTATCTCTATCTTAGATGCTATCGAGGATGTAGATATTTTCATCAATAAGGATTAAGGAGGTAATTACAGATGGCAGTAGAAACAAAGCGAATTTGTAACGGTACCTTTGGAGAGCTCTGGTTAGACGGAGATTATGTAGGAGAGTGCTATAAGGCACAGGCAAAGGTAGAGTTTACAAAAGAGGAGATTAAACAGTGCGGTACTTTTTTCACTGATAACAAGGTTGTCGGATGTAAGGGTACAGGATCTCTTACTATGCACAAGGTAAATTCCAGAATGGCTATTAAGGTAGCTAACATGGTTAGAAATAAGCAGGATGTACGCTTTACGCTTATCAGTAAGTTAGCGGATCCAGATGCTTACGGTGCAGAGCGTGTATCTATCACAGGAGTACAGATGGATGATCTTACTCTCTTTGATTGGGAGGCTCAGAAACCTCTTGAAACAGAGGCTCCGTTTACCTTTACAGGATATGAGTACTTAGATCAGATTACTCCTCAGTAAGAGTTATAAGAGTGCAGTTTGGGGAGGGTAAAACCTCCCCTTATTTTTATTATATGAAAAATTAAGGAGGGCTATACAATGGCTACAAAGAATGTAAATACAGAGGCAGTACAGGCAGAGGAAACAGAAAAGAAAGAGGCGGTTAATATCTTAGATCTCCTCTTAGGCTCCGATGTAGGAGAGATTAAGCTCCCTACTAAGGAGGTAGAGATTACAAGATTATCACAGGTATACGGTGCTCCGTTTATCCTCACAATTAAGGCGATTACTCCAGCTAAGTTTGAGGAGATACAGGATATGAGCATTGATGTAAAGGGCAAGGATGCAGATATTGATATTACCCAGCTCCAGCTCTTTACAGTAATCGAGGGTGTAGTAGATGCTACAGGTGCTCCGATGTTTAAAAACAAGGAGCTTATGAGTAAGTTTAAGGTATCTACTCCTAAGGATCTGGTAAGAGCGATCTTACTTTCTGGAGAGATCGCTAAGATTTACGGAGAAATTTCTGAGCTGGCAGGTTTCGGAGATAATGCGGTTAAAGAAGTAAAAAACTCATAAGTACAGATGGGCTTACCCAGATGATGTACTACTACTGGAAACACGGTAGAGTACTCCCATCTGTATTTTATAAATTGCCTAGAGGAGAGCTCTTAGTATTACAGGCTTTTTATGAGCAGGAGATAGATGATAATAACAAAGAGCTAGAGAGGGCAAATAAGAGTAATAGTGTTATGTACAATATCAATCTACTCACATAGAGGAGGTGGCATATATGGCGGTAGAGTTTGGTGCAAAACTTTATTTAAAAGATAATATGTATGCTACCCTTAAGAAAAATCTAGGTTTACAGCGTGAATTTTCGGAGCAGGTAGATAAAACTAATGCGAGTATGCAACAGATGGGGCGTACAAGGGTTAATGCTACTATCAATGCTACGGATAACGCCTCTGGAGTAGTAGAGAGCGTTAGACAAACTGTAGAGAATGTAGGCAATACAACAGTATCCCCAGAGGTATCCTTACAGGATAACGCCTCTGGGGTTATTGGTGCTATACAGGATACCTTAGATACCGTCAATACTACCACAGCTACTCCAGAGGTGGAGGTAGAGGATAATGCCTCTCCTACTATCAGCGAGGTAGAGAGTAGAGTGCATAGGCTGGGGAATGTGAGAGCATTAACCAGAGCAGAGGTAGACGATCAAGCTACAGAAAAGGTGGAGAGAATAACCCAGAGGATCAAGGATCTTACTAAAAAGGTATTCTCTCCAGTGATTAAGCTAAAGGATCTCACGGTTAGTACAGTAGGCAAGATTAAGCAGAGGCTTAAAGAGATAGCCACTACTTTTACTCCTATTGTAAAAATCAGAGATCTAGCCTCACAGGGCTTAGCTAAAATCAAAAATACCTTAGGTGGGCTACGAGATAAAGTTACCTCTGTAGCGGTAGGGATCCACGATAGAGCTACATCTGGACTAAATAAAATAAGGGTAGGTGTACGAACAGTAGGAAAGCTGGTGGCTAAGCCTTTTATTTCTGTTAGGGATAAAGCCACAAGTGGGATCACAAAGGTTAGAAACTCCCTAAAATCCGTAGGGAAAACAGTAGCTAAGCCTTTTGTTACTTTGAGGGATAAAGCAAGTGCTCCTCTGGGTAAGGTAGGCGGTGTACTGAAATCTGTAGGAAAGACGGTAGCAAAACCTTTTATAGCAGTAAAAGACGGTGCTAGTAAGATCCTCCACGGTATAGGCAGTAGCTTAAAATCCATCGGTAATATGTCTGTAAAGGCTATGGTAGCGGTAAAGGATGGAGCTAGTGCTGTACTGGGTAAGATCGGTAGTACACTTAAGAGCCTTGCAAAAGGCGTAACAATCGCTGTAGGAATTGCAGGAGCAGGAGCTACAGCTCTTATGGGTAAATCCTTAGGAGAGGGAGCTAAACTACAGCAAAGTATAGGCGGTGTGGAAACACTGTACACAAAGACTAATAGCGATGGTAGTACAGATACCTCAGCGGTAGATAAGATGTTACAGTATGCTAATCAAGCATATAAAACTACAGGCTTATCTGCTAATGAGTATATGGAAAATGTTACCTCATTTAGTGCCTCTCTTTTGAGTGCGTGTGCAGGGGATACAAATAAATCCGCTGAGATTGCTAACAAAGCTATGATAGATATGGCGGATAACGCTAACAAGATGGGTACTGATATGGGATCCATCCAGAACGCTTATCAAGGCTTTGCAAAGCAAAATTACACGATGCTGGATAACCTTAAGCTGGGTTATGGCGGTACTAAGGAGGAGATGGATAGGCTCCTTAAGGATGCACAGGCTATCACTGGTACTAAGTACGATATAAACAACTTAGCGGATGTATATACAGCTATCGGAGTAATACAGGATAAATTAAATATCACAGGAACCACAGCAAGAGAGGCAGAGCAGACCTTTAGCGGATCTTTTGCGATGATGAAAGCCTCAGTTACTAACCTCTTAGGTAATTTATCTATAGGGGATGGAGAGGCAGTAGCTAGAAGTATGGGAGAGCTGGTAGAGAGTGCAAGTACCTTTTTCTTTGGTAACTTTATACCGATGCTCCAGACGATTTTTAGCAACTTGCCTACAGCAATAGGAACAGCGGTAGAAAAGGTAGCTCCTCAGATTAAGGAAAATGTATTACCACTCCTTACATCTATCAAGGATGCAATCTTTACAGGGCTGGGTAATATCGGTATTGATACTGGAGCATTACAAGCTATTTTCGATCAGCTTTTTAATGTAAAGGTAGACGGTGGCGGTATTGCTAGTATGTTCTCTGGGCTTAAGGATGGAATAGTACAGGCGATCAATACGATCTTACCTATCATCCCTCCGATTATCTCAGCGGTACAACAGATAGCTCCTGTAGTAGGGCAGGTAATTAGTACGATTATGAGTGGTGTATCTCAGATCATCCCTTATATTGTGCCAGTGATCCAGACTATTACTAATATCATCGTAACAGCTATGCCAGTGATCCAACAGATCATTACAGTAGTGGTAGGTGCGATTGTAGCTATTATGCCTACATTGAGCTCTATTTTTACTTTTGTGGGAAATGTGATCCAGCAAGTACTTACCATGATCGGTAATCACATGGGATTATTCCAAACTATTGTATCTGTAGTAGTAACAGTAGTATCTACTGTATGGCAGACCTTAGCCCCTATAATCAGTGCGGTAGTAGATGTGATCCTTACGGTGGTGGATGGGCTACTTACAGGAATTGAAACGGTATTCAATTTCTTAGCTCCATACATCTCTCAGATCTGGGGTAGTATCTGTGGATTTTTCGACAGTGCAAGCTCTACGATTACCACTATCGTAGAAACCATTAAGAGTGTATTTCAAGGCTTATTTGATGCGGTATCTACTATCTTCGGTGGTATCTCCAGTGCTGTATCTACAGCGATAGGAACCGTAACAAGTGTAATAAGCGGAGCGATAGATGCTATCAGTGGTTTTGTTGATAAAATTGGTGGTGCAATCTCAAAGGCTAAGGACTTTGTAGGAGGTATCGGAGGCAAGGTTAAGAGTGCTTTAGGTTTTGCCTATGGTAAAGACAGAGTACCATACGATAATTACCCAGCTATCCTCCATCAAGGAGAGAAAGTCTTAACCAGAAATCAAGCAGATCAATATGAGAGGCGGATGAGTACCAGAGGTGTACAGCTTAAGGATGTTACACCTATAGACAGGGATCCAGACGATCCACAGGATAATAACGGAGGTACAGGAAATCCACAGGATAGCGATCTACCTAAGAGCGGTGGTATCGGATCCGTAACGATTGAAAAATTGGCGGATACGGTAATCATTGAGAAAGAGGCAGATACAGATAAGGTAGTTTCTGATATGGTGGCAAAATTCAAAAAGTTGTTACCTAACATGACTTAAGAGAGGAGGGATCACTTTGGAGTTTTGGTTACAACAGAATAAGGATAAGTTTCAATTACCTGTAAAACCATCCGATTACACGGTATCCGTATCACACAAAAATACGGTAGTAAATGTAATACAGGTAGGAGATGTAAACCTTATCGGTAACACAGGCTTAAGAGAGATCTCTCTTAAGTCTTTTTTTCCAGCAAAAGATTATAACTTTAGCAATAATGCAGGGCGTAAACAGCCCTTAACTTATGTAGAGAAGATCGAGAGCTGGAGAAAGTCTGGTACTCCTATTAGGGTTATCATTACAGGCACTCTTAACATGGAGGCTACAGTAGAGAGCTTTGTGTGGGGAGAGCAGGATGCTACAGGAGATATTTATTATACCTGTAATATAAAGGAGTACAAAAAGATAAAGACAAAGAGAGCTACCGTTACTATAGCTACTGTAAAGCCTACAGTAAGGGCTACAAAGCCACAGGCTACTAATACAGCCAGAACCTACACGGTAAAGCGTGGAGATTGCCTCTGGAAAATAGCTAAACAGTTTTACGGTAGTGGAGCTCAGTACACTAAGATCTACAATGCTAACAGGGATAAGATAAAAAATCCTAATCTTATCTATCCTAATCAAGTATTAACGATCCCTTAGGAGGTGGTAAAGAGTGATAGTAGTGCATAAGAATACAGACATTACAGAGTATGTATCCTCTATGAGCTGGGGCGGTAGCAGAACAGAGGTAGCCAGAAAGTTAGAGCTACACATTGTAAACGCTCCATTGGATAAAAATATTACTCCTCTTACCATCAACTTAGCGGATCCTGTTTATCTATTTGAGGATGATGGAAAAACAGAGCTTTTTAGAGGCTATGTAGTAGAGAGGGAGGCAAGCAGTACCACAGGTACAGTTACTTATACCTGTTATGATCTTCTTTTCTATACCATCAAGAGTAACGCCACTTACAATTTTAGCTCTAAAACAGCGGAGGCGATAACTCAGATGGTGTGTGATGATATGGAGATCCCTGTAGGCTCCTTAGCTCAGACAGGGCTAACACAGAAACTCATAGTACAGAATGTATCTATCTATGAGATTATTATGAGAGCCTATACACAGGCATATCAACAGAACGGAGTAAGCTACAGGGTGGTAGCTAAAAAAGGCTACCTCAATGTAGAGGAAATGGGTAAGGTGGTATGCAGTATTGAGATCACAGAGGATAGCAATATTACCAGCTCTAACTATAAAGAGAGCATTACTAACATGGTTAATAAGGTTCGTATTTATGACGGAGAGGGTAAACCACAGGGAGTAGTACAAAATGATGCAGATGTGAAAAAGTACGGTATATTCCAGCAGACTTACACTAAAGAGGAGGGCAAGGATGCTACTACCACAGCTAAGAGTATGTTTAAGACGGTTGAGAAAACCTTTACTCTGGAGTGTGTAAACCTCAATGAGGCAGTAACAGGGGCAGGGGCGGTAGTGAGAGATAGCTCTACAGGGCTCAGCGGTGTAGTGTGGATAGACGCAGATACTCACACATGGCAAAATGGAGTAGCTACCATGAGCTTAACAGTAACTCTAAAACAAATGATGGATACTAAGGAGGGATAGCATGGCTGGTACTGGGGATAACATGAAAAACGATCATCAATATGCAGAAGTGCTAGAGATGATGCGATCACAGGGAGCTAAAGATAATCCTACCTTAGCCCAGATAGGAGTAATGCAAAGCTCTAACAGCGTAAAGATAGATGATCTGGTACTCAATGCTGAGGATCTGTATATAGCAGATTACTTAGTAGCAGGGTATACCAGACAGATAAAAGTACCTTATGTATCTGGAGTGTCTGTGGATACTACACAGAGTAACGGTTTTGCTAGTAAGGATAACCCAGATCCAGATACTAGGGCATGGAAACAAAGCCAGATAACCTATACAGATGGGCTTAAGGCTGGGGATATGGTGCTGGTACAGAAACTTAATGATAATAACAAGTATGTAATCATAGCAAGGGTGGTGGAGGCGTAAATGAGTTTATTTCCTTTTGCAACAACAGAGGATCTTACTCTAGCGGATCAAGAGGTAACAGCCTCCTCTATCCGTGAGTATGAGATCGACTTTGAAAAAGGCACACTCACAGGGAGGATTGTAACTGGTGTAGATGCTCTTTGTGTGTGGGCTTACTTAGCTCTTAAGGCTAAGAGATACCGCTGGATTATATATAGCTGGGGTTATGGGGATGAGGTTTATGATCTCATCGGATATAGCTACAGTGAGGAGTACCTTAACAGTGAGGTAAGGCGGTATATGGAGGAGTGCTTATTTGAGAATGAGTACATAACAGGAGTACAAGATCTGGAAGTATCCCTGATTAAAGATGTACTCCACATAAAATTTACTCTGGTAACAGATGTAGGTAGTAAGGAGGTGAAAATGGATGTATGAGGATCAGACATACGAAAATATATTAGATAGATCCCTAGCAAGGGTGGCAAGTGATGTAGATAAGCGTGAGGGCTCCGTTATTATGAACGCTATAGCCCCTGTATCCGCAGAGCACGCAGATGTATATATCCAGCTAGGTAATATCGTAAATAATGGGTATGCAGATACCGCAGTAAGAGAGTTTTTAATCCTCCGATGTAAGGAGAGGGGTATTATCCCTTATGAAGCTACTAAGGCTACTCTAAAGGGTAAATTTAATATGGAGATCCCTATAGGATCCAGATTTAATCTGAATGAGCTTAACTATGTAGCCACAGCATTTATAGAGAGTGCTGATGGCTATTTTTATTACCAGATGGAATGTGAAACAGAGGGTACTAATGGTAATAAGTTTTTTGGAGAGCTTAGTTCCATTGAGTACATTGATAAGGATCTTACTGGAGAGCTTACAGAGCTCCTTATCCCAGCGGAGGATGAGGAGGATACAGAGGCTCTAAGGACACGATACCTTAACTCCTTTGATAGTAACCCTTTTGGCGGTAATAAGCAGGATTATGTAGAGAAAACCGATGCTCTGGATGGTGTAGGTGGTACAGTGGTTATCCCTGTGTGGAATGGGGGAGGCACTGTTAAGTTAATCATTATCAATAGTGATTTTGGAGTAGCATCTAGCACACTGGTAAAAGCGGTGCAGGAGGCTATAGATCCAGATCCACAGGGTACAGGTAGTGGCATAGCTCCTATCGGTCATACCGTAACAGTAGTATCCGCTGTGGGTAAGACAGTAAGCATAAAATCCAGAATAACTCTAAATGATGGCTACCAGTGGTCACAGGTAAAACCTAAGGCAGAGGAAACTCTGGAGGCGTATTTTTTGGAAATGCGTAAGAACTGGGAGAAAGGTAACTTAGTAGTGCGTATCTCTCAGATAGAAAACAGGCTCCTTAATCTGGATGGGATCTTAGATGTGGCGGATACACAGCTAAACGATGTAGCCAGTAACTTAGCCCTAGCACAGGAGGAGATACCTCTGTTAGGAGGTGTTTATATTGGCTAGAGAGATTGATCTATTAGGCTATTGGATGCCTGTACTCCGACAGCTTAAAGAGTTTAAGGAGATAGCAAAGGCGGAAACGCCAGAGCTTAAGTATATCCTAGAACAGATTGAACGTACTCTTAACAATATGTTTATTGAAACAGCGGATGAGTACGGTATTAAGCGTTTTGAGGATATGATAGAGAAAGATCTGGATCATTACCTAAAGAGGCTACAGGAAAATCTAATAGAACACAGGTATCATACCTCAGAA